TGATGTCATTGGTGTTCCCGTTAGTAACCATACTTTAGGAATTTTTTCTAAGACATCATTTAATAAACGAGTTCTATTTGCGGTAGTATTTGAAATGTAATGTGCTTCATCCACGATTGCTAAATCAAATCCTTCATTAACTAATAATTTGTAATCATCACTATCTTCACTCTTATCTGTTGTATGATAATTTTTAATGATATCATAATTGATAATATAGAAATCAAACGTAGAACCCCATTTACGACCTTCAACTATTAACACACGTCTATCTGAGTAATTTGAAATTTCTCTTTGCCAGTTGATTTTAAGTGACGCTGGACATACAATTAAAACTTTCTTAGCTCCACTCTCTATTGCACCGATTACTGCGGAGGTTGTTTTACCTAAACCCATATCATCAGCCAATATAAACTTATCGTTAGCTAATAATTTCTCAATAGCAACTTTTTGATGTTCCATTGGTGGTCTAACATCATATGGACTATAATCAATAACACGATTTAATTTCTTTTCTTCTTGAACAATTGCGGCTTTAGGTAACCACATTGCACTCAATTGGTCACTATCTAAAACTTTACCCCATATATGGAATGCTTTATCTGAATCACATAATAATTTTTCACACCAAATACTTTCAGGTGGTTTAGGAAGAAATCTCTCCTCCATAATCTTTTCAGCAAACGTAGATACAATATTAATATATTTTCTTGCAACCTTAGGAACAACATCTTTATATTTCATAACGTGTTCAGATTGGGGACGAGTCAATTTAAAGTTTTTAACTTCGGTAAATTTTCTCTTCCAATCAAGAAACTGATTATTGGAACCTTCGTAGTTTAATAATATTTCTCTAGCCTCAATTTCGGGTATTTTATTTTCCATACACAATATATATAATATAACTAAATAGATTGTAAGATTAAACTATTTATAAGGATATGAATAACAAATTACCTATCACCAGATTAAGTAAATTCTTCTCACAAGACGATTTTGATATCAATATTCAAATGGGTCAGGAGTATTTACACGGGGATTTGAATATGAAATTAGTCTTATATCGTGTTGATAGAAGTAAGAGTGATACCGATTCTGTTTATGCGGAGGCGGGTAATGGGGAAATTAAGTACTATCCTCCAATTGAGTTCAATGGATTGGTTAAAATAGATGAACCTAAAAATTCATCGTATAAGTCGGGTTTATTAAGGTATAACGAACCAGGTAATTTAATGATATCTGTTTATATAACACATTTAGAAGAATTAAAAATAGATATAAAATATGGTGATTATATAGGTTACCAAGATTCTGAAGATAAAGTTAGATATTATAATGTCACAAACGACGGTAAGGTAACTTCAGATAATAAACATAAAATGTTTGGTTTTAAACCACACTATAGAACAATAATTTGTGCACCTGTTCAAGAGGGTGAATTTAGAGGAATATAATATGGGAATACCTAAAAGAAAAACTGACATTGAGGTCTACGGAAACAAAGAAACCGAAAGAGGTGACAATGTCATCAATAGAAGACAAGAATTATTAGATAAAATTACTAAGTCAGATAGTTTTTTACCTGATTCAGTTTTACATGAAGACTTAGACGCAGGTATGTTAGACTATGCAAAAAAAACTTTTAAGATTGTCAGTGACGGTAACCAAATACCTGTAATCCCTAAAATTTTAACAATCCAAAGATGGGCTGAGTTTTCAAATAATTGGGATTTTTCGGATGATGATGGTAATATGAAACTACCATTTATTGCAATTATAAGAAAACCCGAAGTTCAACCTGGTACGAATCCGTCAACACAAAGAACAATTCCCGATAGACAAACTTTTCATTATGCAACCGTACCAACGTGGGACGGAAACCAAATGGGTGCGGACATATACAAAATGCCTCAACCTGTGGCAATTGATATGTCATATGAAATTGTTTTTGTTTGTAACAAGTTAAGAGAACTTAATAAGTTTAATAAAATCGTATTACAAAAGTTTTCATCTAGACAATCATATACATCAGTTAAAGGACATTACATACCAATCATTTTAGATGGTATTGAAGACAATACACCAATGGAAACATTGGATGGACGTAGATTTTATTTACAAACCTATAAATTTACAATGTTAGGATTGTTAATTGACGATGAAGAATTTGAAGTTACTCCAGCAATTAGTAGAGCCTTTTTAGTTAGTGAATTTATAACTAATAAACCCGTAACTAAAAAAATAGTCACATCAAATATTGACCTTACATTAGTAACAATAATCGCCGACGGTACTCAAACCGTTTTTGGTGTTGGGGAACCTATAACAAAATTGTTTAATGTATATCTTAATGGTGAACTTTTAATTCGTGATTTAAATTATTTACACATATCGGGAACATCAAGAATTACAACTTTGGGTGCACCTGAACAAGGAGATGTTATTACAATTCAATATTATAGAGGTAAAAAAGACAGTAGAGTTGACAACGTTACTACATTCCTAAACAATTATGGTAAGGTTGTTTATCTGACTGAGGAATCTTTTACTATAAACCCACAGTCAACCGAATTCGTTAATTTAAACTATGACATTGATAGTTTTGTAAGTTTAGATATTAATGGATTAGTCCAAGATGAAAATGATAATTTCATTATTCAAAACACAAAACAGATTAGGTTATTGGGTTTACCATCCGTCGGTTCAGTTATTAATGTGACATACTTACACTAATTTATTCACCATATATATCTTTCTTTTTTGGTTTACATAAATCTTCAATGTGTTTTTCTAAAACTTTATAGATTTTTAAACCATTCTTATCACAATATGATTTTAGCATTTCGTGGTGTTTTTCACCTATCTTAACGTTTTTTTGTTTGTTTTCCATGATAAAGATAATAAAAGATAAATAACTATCTTTTTAAGAAAAATACGGAAATCTTTACTAAAAACAAAGATATTTATAAGATAAGTAATAAAAAAATATTAACCAAACATTAATCGATGGCAAATTCAAACAGAGTATTCGTTTCTCCAGGTGTCTATACATCAGAGAAGGATTTAACATTCGTTGCACAAAGCGTTGGGGTTACCACATTAGGTTTAGTAGGTGAGACTTTAAAAGGTCCAGCTTTTGAACCAATTTTAGTAGGTAATTTTGATGAGTTTAAGACATATTTCGGACCAACTTCACCAATGAAATTCGGTGACGGTAACCCAAAGTATGAATTACCTTACGTTGCAAAGTCTTATTTACAAGAGTCTAACCAATTATTCGTAACAAGAGTATTGGGATTGACAGGATATAAACCAAACAAAACTTTCGGTATTAAAACTATCGGAGGTGTAATTTTACAAGAATTCCAAACTACAAGTGATTATACTGGCGTTACTTTAACTGCCGGAGGTATTGATGATATAACAGCATTATATAGTCATTTATCAGGTATAACTTCTGTAGAGGGTACATCAATCACAGATTATTTAGTTTCTAAGTTTAGTGGATACACTACTGGTGCAACTCACGATAATGAGTGGTTCGTTATTGGACAACTTCCTGAAGGTGAAGTAGAACCAAGTGGTGATGAATTAGTTTCTCCATTAACTGGTAAGTTTAATTCAAATAATCCTAACGGTAAAGAGTGGTATAACTCTTGTTATCATTTGTCAACACCAGGTGATGAAACTACCGTTGATGCGGTTTATTCATATGTTTTTGAATTTGATGGTTCAAACGCCAAATGGGATGTAACAAGATTTGAATATGATGCTGAACATAACTACGAACAACATGGTGTTGTTGTCGCTGCATTAAGATCAAGAGGTCGTTATGTTGGTCAAACATTAACATTAGAAGTTACAGGTAACACACAAATTGAAATTAGTCAAGATGTTGATGATATGGGAGTTAATCCATTAGGTGAGTTTTTAATCAATGTTACTGGTTTAACCGTGACAGGTGGAACTTCATTTACATGTACATTTGACCAAAGTTCAACAAAATATATTTCTAAAGTATTTGGAACTGATGTATTTGATAAGAATTATTCAGATTTTCCATTATATGTACACGAAATATATTCAAATTTATTAAAATCTTCATTTGAAAGTGGAGTAGTTAGAGGTTTATCTATGGATTTTGTTACAACAACCGAAGGTGATAATTTCTTAGGTCAATGGGATACAACAATTTCTCCAATGGTCGTTTCGGAATATCGTGGAGGTAATGTATCTGATTTATTCCAAGTTATTACAATTTCTGATGGTGAATCAGCTAACTTCCAAGTTAAAATTACAGTTCAAAATATTAATTTAGATACTGCGGAATTTGACTTATTAGTACGTGATTTTAACGATTCTGACGATAATCAAATCGTACTTGAAAAGTTCTCAAGATGTTCAATGAATCCTGATTTACCTGGTTACATCGCAAGAAAAGTAGGTACTTCAGATGGTGAATATGAATTACGTTCAAAATATATCATGTTGTCAATGGTGGAAAATCACCCTGTTGATGCATTTCCCGCTGGTTTTAAAGGTTTTGCTTGTAATAGAATTAGTTCATTAACAGGTACAACATACGGAGGTATTATGTATAAAACACAATACCACGACGCTGGTGATATTGTAAAATACGCAGCAGACGGTACAGAAGTAGTAGAATCTGGAGATAAGGTTAGAAAAGTAATGTTAGGTGTATCTTCACAAGTTGGATTTGATAGAGACTTATTGAAATATAAAGGTACAGGTGGAGTTGATGAAACATATGGTTTCCACTTATCACTAAATGCATCTAATATATCAGGTGCAACTCCAACAGAAAAAATGTTTATGACAACACCATACGATTTGGAAGGTCAATCTGGGGTTGATAATAAACTAACATCAATCAATTATCGTAAATTTACATTTATGGTTTTTGGTGGTCGTGATGGTTGGGATATTTACAGACAAACAAGAACAAATGGTGATGGATACATTTATGGTAAAAGTACATACACAAGTGGTAAAGAAGTTAATGGAGGTGTCTTTAATGACGACTTAGGTAATTCAGATTACTATTCTTATTTACAAGGTATTGAAACATTTGCAAATCCTGAAGCTATTGATATTAACGTGTTTGCAACACCAGGTATTAACTTCCAAGATCATTCTTCATTAACTACTCAAGCAATTGATATGGTTGAAAATGATAGAGCAGATTCGTTGTATATCATGAATTCACCAAATATCACAGGTACAACTGCCGCTGACCAAGTAATAGGTATCTTAGATGACGCATCTATTGATTCTAACTACTCGGCAACATATTGGCCTTGGATTCAAGTAAGAGACACAGATAATGCAACTCAACTTTATATTCCACCAACAGGTGAAGTATTAAAGAACATTGCATTAACTGACAACGTTTCTTTCCCTTGGTTCGCAGTTGCGGGTTTCTCAAGAGGTTTAGTAAACGCAATCAAAGCGTCTAAAAAATTAACTTTAGATGAAAGAGATGAATTATATAAGAACAGAATTAACCCAATTGCAACATTCTCTGATACAGGTACAATCATTTGGGGTAACAAAACGTTACAAGTTAGAGAATCTGCTTTAGATAGAATCAACGTAAGAAGATTGTTATTAAGAGCAAGAAAGTTAATTTCTGCAGTTTCTGTAAGATTGTTATTTGAACAAAATGACGAACAGGTAAGAAACGAATTCTTAAGATTGGTTAACCCAATTTTGGAAAATATCAAGAAAGAAAGAGGTTTATATGAGTTCCGTGTAACAGTATCAAATGATCCAGAAGATATTGATGCTAACACATTGAGAGGTAAGATTTATATCAAACCAACTCGTTCTCTTGAATTTATTGATTTAGAATTCATTATTACTCCAACAGGAGCATCATTTGAAAATATCTAATATAAAAGGAGATATAAAAATAGAAAGGGGGTCGTGAGACTCCCTTTTTTAATGCTCCACGTGGAACACTGTATAAAATATATTAAATTATACATTATCCAGTATACTGGAACTAGATATACTAGTATTTATAATAGTTAATAAAGAAGTATTTAAACTGGTACTAGAATACTGGAGCCTGTAAAAAACTACGAAAAATAATTGACAAAATCAAGCTTTCTATATAATTAATCCATAAAAAAATTATTTTCCTTTTGGATATATTTATAAGAAAGTAAAAATAACTTAAAAACTTAACAAATACAACATGGCCGATTTATTAATGAAAATGCCGACTCCATATGAACCAAAAAGAGTCAACCGATTTATCGTAAGATTCCCATCTACTTTGGGTATTAACGAATGGTATGTAACATCTTCTCAAAGACCTAGTGCTAAAATTAACTCAGTAGCAATTCCTTTTTTGAATACTTCAACATATGTTGCAGGTAGATTTGAATGGAATGAGATGAAGGTAAACTTTAGAGACCCAATCGGTCCTTCAGCTTCTCAAGCTTTAATGGAATGGTTCCGTTTACATGCTGAATCAGTAACAGGTCGTATGGGATACGCTGCCGGTTATAAAAAAGACATTGATTTGGAGATGTTAGACCCAACAGGAGTTGTTGTTGAGAAATGGTTATTAGAAGGTTGTTTCTTAACAGATTTAAACTTTGGTGAATTGGATTATTCAAGAGATGATTTGGCAAATATTGCTTGTTCATTGAGAATGGATAGATGTATCTTGATTTACTAATATTATATTTTTTTCATATATTAAACCGATAGTTCAAAAGATTATCGGTTTTTTGTTTTGTAAAACTTTACTTTCTACTAGTTATTAATTAAATTGAATATTATGGAAGAAAATAGAATAGACCCAACAATAGCGTATGATGTAATAGAATTACCTAGTAGAGGTATTCATTATGAAAACAAGAAAAAATCATTAAAAGTGGCATATCTAACCGCTTCAGATGAGAACATTTTAGCGTCGCCTAATTTAAATTCAACAAACTCAGTTGTTACTGAATTATTAAAAAGAAAAATATTAGATAAAGATTTATCTGTTGAAGATATAGTTGAAGAAGATAAACAAGCAATTTTAATATTTTTAAGAAACACCGCATTTGGTTCGGATTATAATATGTCCACAACTGACCCAAAAACAGATAAAGAATTTACATTTTCAATTGATTTATCAACCTTAAAAATTAAGGATTTTATGTTATCAGAAAATGAAAATGGTGAATATTCATATCATTTAGAAAAAAGTAATCATACGGTAACATTTAAGTTTTTAACAAAAAAACAAGAAGAAGAAATTGAAAAAATTAGAGAGAGTTGGAACGGAGTAGGTGTTGCGCCTATTATGACGAAACAACTTGAATTTATGATTCGTTCAATTAATGGTAATAAAGACCCGATGCAAATTAGAAATTTCATTGAAAAAATGCCAATTAAAGATTCCCAAGATTTTAGAAAATTTGTAAAAGATAATAAACCAGGGTTAGATTTAACCCAAACAGTAACTACCCCATCAGGAGATGAGATCCAAGTAAATATTGGGTTCGGGGTTGAGTTTTTTCGTCCTTTCTACGGAATATAAAAAAACTCAGTATGAGGAGTTCATGTATCTTATTAAAAAAGGATTCTCATATGGTGATTTATTAAAAATGCCAATCTTTGAAAGAAGATACTTCATTAACTATCTAATTGAGTTAGAAAAAGGTTAGGATGGATATTTATAAGAATGTTTGAAAGATTAGCAAAAAAATATAGTAATAACGTAAATGAATTTTGGAAACAAGTTGCTAAGGAAAGAGGCGTTAAAGTTAGTGATTTATCAGAAGATGATGTAATTAATGGTACCAAGGCCTTTTCTTCAGCTAATAATAAACCAAGTCAAACAACAACACCAAAAACACCAAGAGATTTTAATAATAGTGTGGATGTTTTAGGTGCATTACAAAGTCAATCAAAAATTAGTGAAGTTAATGTTGGGGAATTAATTGACCCAAAACCATATGTGAATGCTTTGAAAAGTTTTTCACCTATCCAATTATTAAAAGAAATTGGTGGAGATATTGTAGAACAAATTGCAATTGAATCACAGTTAAGAACCGACATCAATGAAAAAATTGGAATCGCCGGTGAATTATCAAAAGGTTTAAGAAATGAAATTTTAGATGCATATCCCGCAGCTATTGAGTTTGGATATGGTATTGAGAATATTACAGGACTTGTGAATAATATGATGGAGGGGTCTGGTAGATTTAACCTCATATCACAAGAAACAATAGAAAGGTCTTATTCAACCGCACGTGCATTTGTTGGTAGTTTAGAAGAAATGGGTACCTTATTTAATGAATTTGAGAGGGTAGGTTTAGGTGCAAGAAGTGCTATGGACTCAATAGATAAAGCCGGTAAGGGTTCATTAGAATTAGGTTTACGTGCTAAAACTACCGTAACCGACATTAGAAATAATATAGAAAAATTAAATGAATATGGTTTTTCAAAAGGTATTCAAGGTTTAGCTGAAATGTCAAGAAAGGCTCAGGAATTTAGAATGAACATGGACCAAGTGTATAAGATTGCAGAAAAAGTTATGAGTCCTGAAGGTGCAATTGATTTAACGGCAAACTTACAAGTATTGGGTGGTGCAATTGGTGATTTTAATGACCCACTTAAGTTGATGTATATGGCGACGAATAATGTGGAAGGATTACAAGACGCATTAATTGGTGCTGCAAGTAGTTTAGCAACATATAATTCAGAACAAGGTAGATTTGAATTAGTGGGTGTTAATTTAAGAAGAGCTCGTGAAATGGCTGCTCAATTAGGTATTGATTATAAAGAATTCGCAAGAGGGGCAATCGCTGCTCAAGAAAGAATTTCGGCTGGCGCAGATTTGGCGAGTAAATCGTTTGATTTAAAGAAAGAAGATAGAGAGTTTATAACTAATCTATCCAAAATGGATGGAGGTAAAATGGTTATTGAAATACCAAAAACTTTACAACAAGAATTCCAAGGACAATCACAAGTTGCGTTGTCAGATTTAAGTAAATCACAAATTGATGTGTTAAAGGCCAATAAAAAGGCTTTTGAAGAGATGTCACCAGCGGATATTGCTAAAGACCAATTCACCGAAATTAAAAATATTAATTTATTATTACAACGATGGGCTAAAGGTCAATTAAGAGAGATTACTGCTGCTGGTGCTAAGGAGGCTGAAAATTTTAATTTAGATAGAGAAACTAAGGAACTATATAATTTCATTAAAGAGACTAGTAAAACTAAAAATTTAGATAGAGAACAAATAAATCAATTAACCGAAGGTGTAAGAGGTAAATTACAAGAATCATTTTCTATCGGTGGAATGTCTGGATTTAAAGAGGAATTTGAAAAACAAAAGGTGTCTTTACAAGAACAACTTAAAAAGATTGAAACTAACAAACCAAGTACTCAAACAACCTCCCCAACAATTAATAAAGTAATTAACGAAATTACAATTAAGGCCGACACAAATGGAGACTCTTTGGCTAGAGAAATTATAAGAAATTCAGGTAATTACAGAGGTATTTTTATACCTAACAAAAATGACTACTTATCAACAATGGCGTAACTCTCCAATTTTTCATTAATACCCTATTTATAATAAAAGAATATAATGCCAAGTTATTTAAATTTTGATTCAACAAAAAGGTTAAGGGATGAAGTGTTGAAGAGAACGTTGGACCCTGTTTATGGTAGTAGTCCATCTCCCAAAACTTTCACCAGTGATCAGTATAGTATTCAAAATTTAAACGATTCCTCTAATATTAATCAACCTGATGTTGATGCAAATAGAAAAACTGACTTAGAAAACATACAAAGAGTTAATATATTCAAACCAAACGAATATTTTATAAAAGAATCTTTAATTGATTTACCAAGAAGAGCAAATCTAACATTATACCCTTATTTTACAAAAACAAACGATAATTTAATTGGTATAATGGCGACCAATAATTATGATGGTGAATCTGAACTATTCAAATTTGCAGCTAATCATATTAGAACAAATAGTCAAGGTCCTGTTTTAGCAAGAATACAACAAAATTTATTTACCGCCACCACAGCCAAAGGTAGAATATTTGACGCTTTAGGTGGTAATACAACAACACTTACTAATATATTAAGAGGTAAAGAACCTTTAGTTGAGGGTAACAATAAAATCACTGTGGCTAATTCTCTTTTAGGTAAGGGAATAGATTTCTTACAAACGGTTGCAGGAACCCAATTCCCGTGGTCTGAGATACCTGGTGACTATCTTACCAATCCAAGAAATCCTGTTAATACAAGACCTACAAACGTTAATGAAGGTACAAGAATATGGCAGGACCTAACAGGTACGTTAGGAAGTATTGTTGGAATTAGAAGAAGACCTTTACCAACGGCAAAACCATCGGATTTATTAATTCAATATATGGGAGATTCTTCAAAGAATAGACTCTTTGATTTATTATCCTACTCAAAATATGCACCGAATTACACCACGACTGCAAGGTCACAACAATCATCAAGATTATTTAACTTTCCAAACCAGATTGCTCAGGGAATTAAAAACTTATTAGGTGTTGAAGCACCTGATTCTACAGCATATATCGGAGATGACAGATCTAATGATGTTAAATTAACAACATCAGATTTATTTAGTGGTAGAAAGGTTAGAAGTAGTTATTATTTATCATTATTATTTGACCCAATTGCAACACAATTATTTCATACAGATAGGTCATATAATAATCAAGGAAAAACAAGTGGAAATTTAACATGGATTAGTTCCAATAGAAAAACGGGAAACTTAGATGAGACAAGAATTGCAGGAACTTTATCAACAAGTTATGATTTTAGAGAGGACTCAATTCTTTTTTTAACACAAGATATGTTAAACTCAAAACCAAATAATGGTGGAGAGGCTTTATCACATATCGGACACATTTTAAATCAAACATCAAAATACTTTAAAGATGGTGATACGTTAATATCAAGAGGTTCTGCAGTAAAATATATGGATAATTCGGGTAGAGATATTGGCATTGAATACGCAAGAGTTTGGACTAAAGATAGACCATACTTAACATTAAGAGACACTGCACCATATTATAAAGAAACTATAGACACCCCATATTATAAAAAAACAGAAAAGCCATATAGAAGAACGAATATTAGAAAATTTGACGGTAGTGTATTATCAAACACATGGAACTTGAATATTGCACCTATGTCCAACGGAAACAAAAGTTTTGTTGGTTCAAGTAATATTTTTAGAAGTGAACAAGGTAAAGACCCATACGGAGGGGAAGGGTTTTATGCTAAAAAATATATGTTATCTTTAGAAAATTTAGCATGGAAGACATCAACATTATCTGGTTTTACAGTTTCAGATTTACCATATTGTGAAAGAGGAAATAATGGTGGTCGTGTTATGTGGTTCCCACCATATGATTTAAAAGTATCAGAACAAAGTAGTGCGAATTGGGATAAGAATTCATTCTTAGGAAGACCCGAACCAATTTATACATATCAAAATACAGAAAGAACTGGTCAATTATCATTTAAGATTGTCGTTGACCATCCAAGTGTTTTAAATTTACTTGTTCGTGAACATTTTAAATTAATGAATGAAGAACAAGTTGATGATTATATCAATGCATTTTTTGCTGGAGCTAAAGATATTGACTTTTATAGTTTAATAAGAACATATACAACTTTAGAACCTGATGATGTTAAATTAATACAATCATATTTAAACTCTGGTGTTGATTCTGAACAAATTAAAAAACAAAGAAAAACTGTTACAACCGAAGTTCTTAAGAATCCAGAGGGAACTACAACAGAAAAATCAAATTCAGAATCGGTTAATTATGAAGTTAAATTATTTTACCCAAATAATATACCTTCATCACAATTAGGTCAAGGACAAACTGATTATACGTCAGCTAATTCATATAATAATATTGCCGATAATATTGTAAATGAAAAAACAAGTGCAATAAATCTTTTAACACAAGGGTTAACAGATATTATTAACGGAACTACGAAAAAAGATAAACAAGATAGAATAACAATATTCAATAAAGATACTGTTACTTTAGACGCCATACCTAATATTACAGATAAAACGGATGAAATAATTACAAAATTAGATAGTGACAGATTGGTACTTGCAACTACATTAGAAGAATTAAAAAATAATCTTGAAAATAATTCAGTGAAAGATGATATTATAATCAATATTGATTCTTCAGCTTCAAGTCCGTCAGATGAGAAATATAATTATAAATTATCATTAAGAAGAACACATTCAGTAATTAAGTATATTTTAGAAAAAATAGAAAAGACTAACGGGATTGCTAAAGATAAATGGAAATTTGACCAATTACAAGAAAATACAATTAATAAAATAAATGTAGAATATTCATTTAAAGAATTGGGATATGAAGAGTTGAAAGGTATTTTAATTTTCAAAACAAACAATTACGGTGAAAATGCAAAAACAGAAGTTGGGGATTGTAGTAAAATAAAATATAATAATAGAAATTTATTACTTTACGCACCAACAGCTTATGGTTGTAGACAATCAAATGTTAAATTAAATTATAATAAAATTAATAATAATGATAACGCTAAGAAATCAAATGAACTACCGTTAACTAAACTTATTATTAATAATGAAATAGAACAGGAGAATAGAAAAAAACCACCAATTGATGTGATGAAAAGAGTGATAATGAAAACATTATCAGAATGTTATTACTTCAAACAATTAGAAGAAACATCACCAATTGTATTTAATTCATTAAAAGAAAAATTAAAATATTTTCATCCGGCGTTCCATTCAATGACTCCAGAAGGTCTTAATTCAAGGTTAACATTTTTACAACAATGTGTTAGACCTGGTGATACAATACCAATCAAAGGTATTTCAGATGATTCAGATTTAAATGCAAGAAATACCTCATTCGGACCACCACCAATTTGTGTGTTGAGAGTTGGGGATTTTTATCATTCTAAAGTTATTGTTAGAGATGTTAATATCACATTTGAAGATACAACATGGGATTTAAATCCAGAAGGTATTGGTGTACAACCAATGATAGCAAATGTGACATTACAACTTAATTTTATTGGTGGACAAGGATTAGAAAAACCAGTTGAAAGATTACAAAATGCATTAAGTTCAAATTTCTACGCAAATACCGAAATGTACGATGAAAGGTCACAATCAACAAATACATTAATTGGTGGAGTTGATAGTGAGAAATTTACAAAAGAATTTTTAAATAGTTTACAAAGTGATTATAATACTCAAACAACATTAAAAGATTCTGCTGGTAAAACATATCAAGAAGGTCAATATCTGGGTAATTTTTCGGGTACAACAGGTTTAGAATATACTAAGTTAATTGATGATTTATTTAAGTACACAAATGACTATTTTGAATCATATGAAAAAATGTATAATACAATACAAAGTGATTACGGTACAAAACTAATAAACTTTATGGTTAATAAAGTATATAGAGGTATTACACAATATCAAGTATATACAGGAATAACATCTACACCTAAAGAGATTGAATTATTTGGTATTCATCCTGAAAATTTTGATTTGGGTGCAATTGCTAAAGCTACAAATACATCCCTTTCAACGTATATTACAAAAAATAACATTAATATGTTATTTAATTTAGATACGTTATTAACACCTAATATTTCAAATGAAATTGCTGAGGTTTTATATAATTACACAATTCCATTTATTAATGAAAAAATGGATAATGTAACAACAATGAAAACATTATCTGATTACGAAGTTAATAGAGATAAAATAATTAGCACATTAGATAAATTAAATTTTATAACTAATTCAGGATATGACGTTAAAATTGAAAGTGGTAAATCAACCAAAGCGGTTTTAAGTTCACTATCAGGTAATACAACAAGTTTCTACAACGAGTACCAATCTTGTATAACTTACATGGAGGAAAACGTAAGTAAATTTTATGAGAAAATAGACACATCAATCAATTTCTTTAGTCTTGAATTAACTGACCAAAATGTTAAAGATATAATTTCTAATTTATTACACGATAGTAAATCAACATTGGTAGGTAGAATAAAATTTGAAGTTGAAGAAATGGGACAAAAAATAACTGACCCAATGATGAACTTAATTGAAGAAAGATTAGTTGATTTTTTACGTAAACCAAAAGATGTTAATTTTAAATTTAAAAAATTACCTAAAAGAAAGAACGATAATAAAATATCATATACAATTGGATTACAAGAAATTACAGAAACAACCGACGACATTAAAAATTTATTTTTAACAAAGAGTAAAGTGTCAAAAATTACCGATAAATTAAATTATTATAAGAAATGAGTAACGAGTATTTAGATAGATATCAATATTTTATTGAAGATGGTAATTTTAGAATTGTACCGGGTATTGAGATACCAATTAAGGGTACTGACAGATATATTCAATTTAAAAAGGGAAAAGATAGATTAGATAAAATATCACAAGAATATTACGGAACACCCACATTCGGTTGGTTAATTTTATTAGCAAATCCGTTAGGGGGTAGTATTGAGTTTGAAATACCTGATAATTTTTATCTTAGAGTACCATTTCCTTTAGTTACCTCTTTACAAGATTATAAAAGAGGTGTAGAATTGTATAACTTATATTATGGCGAAAAATAAAATTACTAATAGTGAAGATATATTAATAAAGGCGGATCAAAATAATTTAATTTATATTGATCCTAATAGTGTTATTGATAGAAATGGAGATATCTCACCAAGAAATTTACAACAAGAAAATCTTGTAATGTATGCTAACTTGGAAGCGGATATAGTACCGAGAACAATACTCGCATCAGGAAATGACCAAACTACACTAACAAGTATTGCAAAAGGAACTTTAAATTTTTTAAAAAACCAAGACGGAAAGGATTATGATACAAAGTGGACAGATTCATATGTGTCAAATTCAAATAGTGATATTTTTACTAAATCTGACGAATCGGGTCAATCATTTGGTATTGACAGTATTAATATTCAAATTAAAGGATTTAACGCAATCCCACAAGTTCAAATTAATTTCATCGATGTAAGAGGTAAGACTTTATTTGAATCACCTGAAAATTCACCTTATAAGGCGTTTTTTCACATACCATGGCCGATATTCTATTTAACTGTAAAAGGTTATTATGGTAAGGCGATTAGATATAGATTACATTTGGTTAAGTTTAGTACAAAATACAATGAATCAAACGGTAATTTTGAAGTTTCAACTACATTCGTAGGGTCAACGTATGCGTATTTAACTGATATACCATTACAAGGTATATTCAATGCACCATATATGTTCCCAATTGAATCAACTAAAGACACATCAACTGATGGCGACACAACATTAGAAACTGTTGTAAGGTCAACAAAAGGATATTCAATTTTAAAATCAATTTATAATGAATACATCCAAAAAGGATTTAT